GTGGGTATCAATGCCAATAAACTCGTTGGTTGAGTTCGCCCACATTTTATAATCATGGAAGACAAAGAAGAAATCATAGAAGAATTAAAGCAACTACCAGAATGTAGCTGTATGGCTTGTTCTCTTTGCGAACATAGAAGTTATTTAGAGAGGCAATTATCATGAAAAAAGATAGAACTAGGGATGGGTTGGTTACTCACGTTTTGAAGTTTAAACCTTTGAAGGATTCAGTTGGGCGTTATGTGCCTTATTGTGATTTCGGTTGGAAATTCACAGAAAGAGGAAAATTAAAATGAGTATGCTAAATAGATTCGCTCTAATTGAGAGAAGATTAGATATTATAGAAGCAAAGTTGGGAATAAAGAAATTTGAATTAGATTTAAATAAACAAGTTCTTCCAAATAAAGAAAATGAGTAAAGAAAATACAACAATACAAATAAAAAAAGGACTTCGAGATAAGTTGGCTATTATGAAGATTGAATATAAACAGAAACATATTAATGATGTTGTTCAAAAAATAATTGATAAGCTTGATAAGAAAAAGCTAGATAAAATGTTTGGAGCTGATAGAAATGAAATTATTGATTCTTTAATTAAAGAATTTGATTGGGATGAAAGCTTAATTGATGATAGTGTTCCGACTTCTTTATTGAAAAAAAACTTGATAGAATTGCGTTCAAATGGCGATTTATTATAGTTTTATAATTATCTCAAGGTAAAAAGGTTTTAAAAATGGTTTTTTTAAAAATAGTTATAAGGTAAAAAAGCTGTTTTTACTATAATTTTATAATTTTTTATGCTTTTTTATGTTTTATTTTAAAATTTTGAAAATAATCTACTCCTTAAATTAAGAAACTAAAGGTTAAAAAAGTTACTTACTATATATTTATTATAATTATAATATATATATATATACAAGTAAGTATTATTATTGTCCTTAAGTTATTTAAATGATGATTTTAGTCAGTTATATAATTTAATTCTATGTTTATTTAAAGACTTAATATTATATTAATATTAAAATGATACTAAAAAAAGTAATGGAAGGTGGTAATAATCAATTGAGTGTTGTATTACCAAAGGATTGGAGTATTAAGAATAATATACAAAAAGGAAAGTATGTTAGTATTTCTGTTCCAGATGAACCTACAATTGAAATTTTAGAAGAAATTAAAAACTTTAATCAAATGGTTACATTACATTTGAATAATAATATTAAACAAAAAGGACGAGTTTTGAAGTTTGTTGAAGATGGAGTTTTATTAGATTCTGGATATTGGGTTAAGTTTGAAGAAATAAGAAGAATAAGTAAAAGAATAAAGGGAGGTAAATAAATATGAAAAAAGAATTTAGAAAGTTAAGTGATGATGAAAAGAAAATTACCAAAAAGGTGTTAGGAAGTAGAGAAGATGAATTGAGTCATTTGAAATTGATGATTAAATATAATAATTTTATGTTAGATGATATGTTATATAGCAATTATTTAGAGAAAAGACGAGGATTTGTGCGACAGACTAAGGATTTTGAGATTGAAATTGATGAGTTAGAAAGGAATATTACGATTTCGAAAGAACAATTAACTAAAGGAGTTGAGGCTGTTGAAAAAGCACCATCGATGGTCGAGTAGGTGTTTGGAGTAAATATGTCTGTAACTCCCTTAGATATGTGGTTTTAAGGGTAGTTTATAGGTATGATTTTCAAAGATAATGAAAAAGAGGTAAATATTGGTAAACAATATGAAAGGAGGTAAGAAATGGTAGATAATATAGGAATTAATCGAGTTCCCACAAATGAAGAACGTCAAGACTATACTCAACTTGGAATTGTTACTCCCAAAATGATGTTTTTGAAAGAGTTGGCAAAAGTTGAGATGGAATTTGTTCGTAAACACAAACCTTTTGATAGTCAATGTGCTAAGTTGGACTTTGCAGATAAATTGGATAGAATTGGAAAGGAAAGTCAAAGAAAGAATGGATTTATTAAAGCGTCTGATGTTCAAAGTTTAAGTTTTGAGAAATTGGAGAAATATGGAAATGCAAGTCGCTTTACAATTAAAGAAGATGATGTGGAATTAGAGATGCAGAATGTGAATAATACAAAGACAGCTGTTACAACTGGACATACAGTAAAGTATGTTTGTAAGGATAGGGGTCACGGTTGTAGTGTTTTCATTCCAATTGACCTTTATGAAGAAAGGTTCGCGATTAAGAAGAAAGGTAAGGAGGAATAAATATTAGTTGAATGGAGATTAGAAAAAAATACTAATCTATTATAATAACTATGGGAAACTCAGATATAAAAAATCATGGATTTGGAAGTCCAGGTAGAACTAAGGAGTTTGATGATATTGCAAGGGCTAAGGCTAGAGGAGTTCCTAAACCGAGGCGTTGGTCAAAAGAACGATGTGTGGAACAACTCGAAGAAATAATGGATTTGTTGAACAAAAAGATTAAAGACAATGATTTTAAAGAGCTTCAAGTTATAACAGACAAGATGATGGATATTATTCGCTATTTGTTTCCGCCGGTTCACCAAAGTGTTAATGTGAATATTGATACTACTGCAACGGCTGTGATTGATAGGTTGGTGGCGTGGAAGGAGAAGGAAAAGATTGAGGTGATTAAATGAAAACCAGTGATGATGTATTTATAATTGCTTTTGATTTGTATACTTTGAGGTATGTGGTTAAAAATAAATGGTATTTGACTCATGATATATTGAGAGACCATTTGCGTGGTTTGGGTTATAGTGTGGAATATAAGAAAGACACATTGATATTTGATGGTATTGATATGCGTGCTTATTTAAAAAAAGTATTAGGTAAAGATGAAAATGGAGGTGAAAAATGAGTGAAGAAGAAAGAAGTAAACAATTTGATTTGTGTATAACGGAGGCTATTCGACTTGGAAGGAAATATATGAATTTGGGAATGAGTAGAATCCATAAGAACGAAGATAAGCGACCAACTAAGGAGGAATGGATGTTGGCATGTATGTTATATACACAATATGAAGATGAAGTTAGTTCAAGATGATTTTAAAGAACCTGTAAATTTCCAAGTTAGCTACTTAAATCAGATTCCCCATAAGAAACAAATCGAAGTATTGCGTTCTCCACAAAAGAATAAGGTGATTGTTTGTGGTAGGCGAGCTGGTAAGAGTCAGATGATTGGTGGTGAATTGATTAGAGGTAGTGCTTTACCTCAGACTATTACAACTCAAAATATGTCTAAACAGATTGTTATTGCTCCAACATATAAGCAGACGATGATTGTTTATAATAAGATTACAGAATTAATGACAAAAGTTAAGGTATTTGATGACATTGATAGAATAGTTAAGTCACCACATCCTCAGATAATATGGAAGAATGGCAGTATTATTGATTTTGGTAGTGCTGATAATCCAGATAGCCTAAGGGGTGAAGCGTATGATAGAGTATTTTTAGATGAGGGTGAGTTTATTAAGGAGGAAGCAATGAACGCTATTAGGCCATTGATATATGATACTGGTGCGCCAATGTGGATTACTACAACACCACACAAAAAGAATTTTGTCTGGGAGTTTTGGAAGAGAGGATTGGCTGGTGATGAAGACTGGGGAGCTTTTAATTATTGCTATTTGGATAATCCTTATATAACAGATGAAGGAAAGAAAGAAATTGAAAAAGATATATTGGAATGGGGAATAGATAGTTTATATGTTCAGGCAGAAATCTTTGGTAATTATACAACTCAAAGTGATTGTTATTTTGATATGGATGATGTGATGTTCTGCGTTACTAAAGGTTGTGACCATGGACAGCCACATTCTAAGAAAAGATATGTTGCTGGAGTAGATTGTGCTGGTGAAGGTGAAGATAGGAGTGTTTGTGTAGTTTTGGAGATTGATGATATGAAGCAGGAGAATAGGATTATTGAGATTAGGAAATTGGATAAGAATAAGCCGAGAGAGTTGGTTGTAATGTTGCAGGATATTGAGGAGAAGTACGTTTTGGAAAGGTTGTATATTGATAAGACTGGTTTAGGTGAAGGTCCGAGTGATTGGATTGGTATGGAGATTGGGTATGATAAGGTTGAGGATATTCGGTTTAGCACTGTGGGTAAGATGGATATGTATAGTAATTTGAGAAGTTGGATTCAGAAGAGGAAACGGAAGATGGTTAATGGTGAGATGGCTGATGTGCCTTGTTTGATGTTGCCAGATAATAAGATGTTGTTAAGAGAGATGACAGAGTTGCGATATGAAAAGATGCCAAACAAGACTGTTAAGATTCATCATCCTGAGGGTTCGAAGTATCATGATGATTATGCTGATGCTTTAGCTTTGGCTTGTTTGTGGTTGAAGGATGAGGAGTCAGGTGAGTATGAGGCTTTTATTCGTTAGTCAATTATATAATTTAATTCTAGACTTATTTAAATGATGTTTAATTAAATTTATTGAGGTAGAAATAGTAGATGGATATAAATTCTCTAAAGCGAAGTGAAGGAAAGCGGGTAAGTGTAATTCTTAAAAATAATAATGTGTATTCTCACGTGACTTATTGTGTCACCACAGAAGGCACGATTGCATTCAAAGACAATAAGACAGGAGAGGATTGTTATGTGTTGTCGGACTTTGTTGCTATGTTGAGGGAGGAGAATGAATGGGAATAAGGGAATTTTTTACTAAAGAGGATGATGTTAATGTTGTCAAAGAATATACTCCGCAGATTGTTAAGAATGTTCTTGATGTGGCTAAGTCTATTAAGCCGAACTTCAAAGGTGAGGTAAAGAATGACAAGATTATATTTCCAGAGGAGTTAGGTGAGGAACATCCTTTTGACTTTTCTATTACTGAGGGCTTATATAAGAAGTTTGGATTCTCGACGGGTGTTGTTGATAAATATGTTGATTATATTGTTGGACCTGGGTTCTATGTGACGAGTGATGATGAGAGGGCTGTTGAAATAATTGAACAATGGATGCAGGATGTTGATTTTACTACCGTGTTGATGGGTTGGACCAAAGAGGCGTTAGTTAAGAATGGGTTTTTAGAATTGGGTGGAGAAAAAGGTAAAAGTGTTAAAGGTATTAAGATTTTAGATTCGAAGTATATGTATGTGGAGCGGGATAGCAAGGGTGTTATAGAAGGATTTAATCAGTATAAAGGGGCATTTAAAAAATTCGCTAAAAAGAAAGTGATTAATTTTAAGCCACACCAGATTGCGCATTTGTCGTTTAATAAGATTGGTGATATGCCTTATGGGATGGGTATTATGTATCCGGCGGTGAATACTATTAACAATTTATTACAAAATGAAAAGGATTTACATATGTTAATGAATAGAAAAGCCAATAGTCCATACCACATCAAGATGGGTGGAGTTGTGGGTGGTAAATATATGAAACCAAATCCAAAGACAGTAGAGGCATTTGGAAAGGATTTGGAATGGCTCAATAACAAACACGAATGGGTAACGGATGGCCTAACTGAAATAAAAGTCGTTGATTTTGGGAATATTGGAGAGAAGTTTAATGAAGTTTTGAAGTATGATGTTGATATGTTAATTTACACATTTCAAGTGCCTGCGGTATTGTTAGGAATGGCTAATATTAATGAAGGAATTGCAGACACTCAAATGGATGGGTTTGAAAGGCGGATTAATTCTTTTCAGGCAGAGATAGAGAAGGTTATTGAACAGAAAATCTTTAGAAGAATATTATTGGCACAAGGAATTGATGCTCATGTTGAATTTAATTGGGGAAGACCATCCAATAAGGAGCGATATGAGAGATTGATGAAGATGACGCCAATTATGACTAGTGTGACGACATCGCAAACAATGACAAGGTTATTAGAGAAAGAAGCTATTAAGATTCTTGAATTAGATGAAGAAGAGTATAATGAAATGGCACAAGAAGAAGATATAGAAAGAAAAAAGATGGAGGAAGAAGAACGGAAGAGAGAAGAACAACGAGCTCAACCTATTGTTCCTGGGCAGAATGCTAAGGCTCCTCAAAAGGTGAAGCAGAATTATGAGTTGTTAGACGAGAGTTGCGATTGTCCTCATTGTACCGACATAAAGGAGAGTGTTGATAAATATAATGATATCGAAGAATGGTTAAATTTTGACTACAAAGAATATGTAAAACAAATTGAGAAGTTTATTAAAGGTTATAAATATGAAGAGATTGCTGCGGTGACATTAACAGAAGAGTTGGCTGGTAAGCTGAGTGCAGAGCAGATTGACAAATTTAAAGGAGTTTTAGAAAAAGGATTTAAGAAAGGAGATAGTATTTCTGATATGGTTAAACAGGTTGATAAGAAGGTTGGCTTAAAGGACTTATTAAAGATGGAAAATGGTGACATTGTTAAAAAAGATGGAGTTCCGGTTTTGGTAAGGAAAGCTGAAAATAGAAGTGTTGCTATTGTAAGGACAGAAGTTACAAGAGCGGCTAATCAAGGTGCTATGGCTCATTTCAAGGAAGGTGGAATAAATAAAATTAGGTGGGTTGCATCTGCCGGTACTAGAACTTGTCCTGAGTGTGAAGCATTGAATGGAATGATATATGAAATTGGTAATGAGCCTGCACTTCCTGTTCATACGAATTGCAGATGTACCGTCGTACCGATTTCGGAGTTAGTATAATGGCACAAAGACCAGAATGTGCTATTAGGGGATGTACAAACGAAGCATTAATTCTTTTCGGTGGTGAATGGATTTGTGGGAATTGTTTAGTTAGGTATGATAGACAAATGAAGGAAAGGCAGTTTAATGATTTACAGGAGGTGTTGGCTAATGACTCAAAAAATTTGTCCTAGGTGCAATCAACGATATATAGTAGACCCAAATTGTGATGACTTTCAACACGAATGTTCATCGGGTAACAAAACTTTAGATAATGAGGATATAGTTGTTATTGGTGATTGGAGTGATTATACTGGAAGTGGAATTAAGCATAATGCACTAACACAAGGAAGTGAAAATACATTATTTGGAACACGAGCTGCAATTGAGGGTGAGAATGAAGAGAATAAAACAAGACGAGGATTACGGTCTTCTACGCGGCGTCAAAGACAACATTTTGAACATATAGAATTAGAGGGAGGTGATTGTTGATGAAGAAATTAGACATAATGAGAATGCGTAAAGGCGAGAATTGGGATATAGTTGGCGGTAAAGTACAGCGAATTGAAGGACCAGTAGTAGAG